GTGGCTGAAATTGCAACTTCTTCAATGACATTTACAGTAAACTCCGTGGTAACAGTATCGCCATCAGTGGCGTTCTAACTAAGGAGTAACAATGGCAAAGCTAAAGATAACAAGGGCTAATGGTGAAGTATCTGAGCACAAGATAACACCAGGTGTCGAGTACGCTTTCGAATTGAAGTACGGCGCTGGAATTTCTAAAGTCCTACGTGAGCACGAAAGGCAGACCGAAATCTTTTGGTTAGCATACGAATGCTTGCGTAGGTCTGGCGCACAGATACCTTTATGGGGTACTGAGTTTATTGATACTTTAGAAACTGTAGAGGTTTTAGACGAAGAAAAAAAATAGTACGGCGTGATTCTTTAGTTTATTCTATCGCTGCATTAAGCGTTGAGACTGGGATAGCGCCAAGTGAGTTCATTAATATGGATTCAGAAATGATTAATGCAATAGTGCAGGTTTTGAACGATAGAGCCAGGAAGGTCAGAGATGCCAGTAGAGGTCGTAGGCGTTAAAGACGTTATCAATGGCTTAACGTTTATTGATGAAGATATGTATAGGCGTGTTAAAGCTGCCGTAGAACCTGTCATGAAAGGCGTAGAAGCCAAGGCTAAAGGATTTGTAGCAAGCAACACCGATGTACTGTCTGGCTGGGCTAAACCAATAACATCTACTGTCGATTATCGACCATTTCCTAAATATGATGAAGCTAAAGTCCGTGGTGGCATTGGATTCAAAGAAGGACAAAACCGCAGGTTTAGTAGTGGTTACCAGGTAGAAAGTTATGTTTACAATATCAGCGCAGCTGGTCGTATCTATGAGACTGCAGGAAGATTAAACCCACAAGGCCGAGCACCATTTACTTCTATCAATGAAGGTGGTAGCACAATGGCCTATAAGCAATCTGGTAGCAGAAAAAATAAAAGCCGTGCTAGATCAGCCTATAATTCTAATAATCCGTTTGCTGGCTATCAGTTTGTTACTGATTTACCTACCCTTACATCTCAGCCTAAAGTTAAAGGCGCTAGGGGTGGTGGTCGTAAGACTAAAGGACGTTTAATTTACAAAGCATGGGCACAAGATAGCGGCGATATCTATGGCGTAATAGTTAAGGCTATCAATGCCACAGCTACACACTTTAACAAGACTACAGAAAAGAAGGTCGCATAGTGGCCAATATAGTTGTATCCGCACTCAGTACCTTTAATAACAAAGGCCTTAAAAAAGGTAAGAAAGAAATTGGCATATTTGAAAAGCAAGTCAAATCTTTTCAAAGAACCTTTTTGGCAGCATTCTCAGTAACAGCATTAACTAGATTTAGTAAAGAAGCAGTAAAGGCGTTTATGGCTGATGAAAAGGCCGCCAAGTCTTTAGAACAACAATTAAAAAATACTGGTTATCAATTTAGCGCACCAGGCGTAGAGTTATATATAGCCAATTTACAACGTGCTACTGGCGTATTAGATGATGAATTACGCCCAGCGTTCCAGCAATTATTGACAGTAACTGGATCAGTAACCACAAGCCAAGATGCATTAAATACAGCTATGAACGTATCAGCTGCAACTGGTAAATCATTAGCGCAAGTAACTCAAGCCCTATCACGTGCCTATGCTGGCAATACTACAGGGTTGAGCAGATTAGGTGCTGGCTTAGATAAGACATTATTAAAGGCTGGCGACATGGATGCAATCATGGCCGAACTTAATAATAAGTTTTCAGGTCAAGCCCAGGCTAGATTAACTACTTATGCTGGAAAGATGGATTTGTTAAGAGTTGCAACTCAAAGCGCTAAAGAAGAAATCGGTAAAGGTTTATTAGATGCACTGGCAACCCTTGGTGAAGATACGAGTATCCAAAATGTAACAAAACAAATGGAAGATTTGGGTAAGAGTACAGCCAACACAATTAGGGGTATTGGTGTATTAGCCAAAGGTATTAGCGATATTCCAGGACTAGGCACATTAGCCAAAGTAGCCTATGAAACAAGTTTAATTGGTGCTCTATCTAGGCTTGGCAAAGAAAACACACCAGCCAGAGTATTACCTGCTAATGAGCAACGCAGTGCTAGTAGAATATCTGCTCAACAATTTAGAACCGAAGTAAGACAAAAAAATGAACTTAATCGACTACGCACACAAGAAATTACTAAGTTAAAAGAAAAATCTAACGTAGATAAACTAAAAGATCAGTTTGATATTGAGCGCATTGGATTAACCAAGGCGCTTAATGAAGCCACAGATGATGAGACTAAATTACGATTAAAAGCACAAATAGCCATATTAGACAATAATGAAGCTATGGCTAAGAAGTTATTGGCAGAAATGGAAGCAGCAAAAGGATTAAAAGAATTAGAAGAAGCAGCTAGAAAAGCAGCGATGGCTTGGGGTACGTTTGATCCTTCGGCATTTAGAAAAGGTGAGGCCAAAGATCAAGGTAGCGATGTAGCACAATTACTAGCAGCTTTAGCAGCGATGCAAGGACTATCTGCAGCTATGATACCTAAAAGCCTTGGTAATAGAGCTACACAAGCAGCCGAGACTTTAGCCTATGGTCAAAAATACTCCGACATATATCAAGGCACGTTAGGTGGCTCAGTATTTGATCCATCCTTTGTTAGACGTGGTGAATCACAAGATTTAACAATAACTGTAGATGTAGCACAATCAGGCGACAGATTTGCAGCATTAATAGCAGAGAGTTTACAGATAGCCCAAAAATCTGGTATTTCATATGGTATCGCTGGCGGTTTATAGTGGCAGTACCTACAGTTAATGCAATAATAAACTTTAGCACAGGGCCAAGTTTTGCCCAGGCATTCATAATCGGATCAGGCATATTAGGCACAAACGTATTGGCTGATTCTGCAGCTGTAATTGTTGATGTATCTAACCAGGTAAATCGTATTGAGACCAAACGTGGCCGTAATGCTTTAATTGATGAATTTCAAACTGGCACACTTACCTTGCGTATAGTAGATCAATTAGGCGACTTTAACCCCGAGAACCCAGCCAGTCCGTATTACCAACTTTTAACTCCTATGAAGAAAGTGCAGATAACAGCTACCTATGGTTCTACAACTTATCCTATATTCTCTGGGTTTATTACAAGCTACGTTACTACTTATCCTCGTGAAGCAGAAGATGTAACTTACACAACTATCCAAGCAGTAGATGCTTTTAGATTAGCCCAGAATGCCCAGATAAGCACAGTTACAGGTGCAAGCGCTGGCGATTTATCAGGTACTAGAGTTAATGAGATATTAGACGAGATTTCATGGCCTTTGACAATGCGTGATATTGATGCAGGACTTACTACATTACAAAATGATCCAGGCACTAATAGGACTGCCTTAGCTGCATTAACTACAGTTGCCCAAAGTGAGTACGGAGCAGTATATGTAGATGCTAGTGGCTCGTTTGTATTCCAGGATCGAGGAGTTACGGCTGGCTCTATTGGTGGCACACCAACAGTTTTTGCAGATGATGGCTCAGGTATTGATTACAATGATGTGGCCTGGATATTAAATGACGTATTGGTATTTAATAAAGCGACAATAACGAAAGCATCGGGATCACCACAAGTAGCCCTAAATCAAGCCAGTATAGATAAATATTTTTTACATTCTTATTTTTTAGACAATCTACTAATGCAAACCGATGCTGTAGCCTTAGATTATGCCCAGGCTTATGTAGCCAGTAGAGCTGAAACCTCTATCCGATGCGATGCCATAGTTTTGGATTTATACACGCCTAATTACAATTCAGGCATTATTGCAGCTTTAGACCTAGATTTTTTTGATCCAATAACAGTCAAGACCACCCAGCCAGGTGGGTCAGTGCTGCAAAAGACCCTACAGATTTTTGGCGTATCCATGGCAATCACGCCGAATAGTTGGAAAACTACATTCACGACACTAGAGCCCGTTATAGATGCATTTATCCTAGATAATAACATTTATGGTACTTTGGGCTATAATGTCCTAAGTTACTAAGGAGTAAAGATGGCAGCTGGTTTAGGGTTTAAGGATTTTGTTACAGGCGAGGTGTTAACTGCCGCCGATGTAGATGGTTATTTAATGCAGGGTATCTGGGTGTTTGCCAGTGCCGCAGCTAGAGATGCAGCCGTTATATCACCACAAGAAGGTAACTTTGCTTATTTGAAAGATACAAATACAACTACTTATTACACTGGCAGTGCTTGGACTAATTTAGATACTACAGGCATGGTAAATCCAATGACTACTACTGGCGATACCATTTACTCATCTAGTGGATCAACACCAGCTAGGCTCGGAATTGGCAGCACTGGGCAAGTCCTCACTGTATCTGGTGGTTTGCCAGTTTGGGCTACACCTAGTTCTGCCGCATCTTATCGAGGTGTAAGTTTATATGATACAGCCGTACAATCAATTCCAAACGCAACAGATACTATTTTAACTTTTAATTCTGAGGCTTGGGATACTGATGGTTTTCATGACAATAGCACTAACAATTCAAGAATTACAATTCCAGCAGGATTAGGCGGTAAGTATTTAGTAACTATGAATACTTTACCTGCCCTCAATGGTACTGGCGGTAGATATTTAGAAATATACAAAAACGGCGCAAGATTAGTAAACGATATTGGTATTAAGGGAGACGCTAGCATTTATGTTAATGTGGGTGGAACCTTTGTAGTTAATTTAGTCGCTGGTGATTATATTGAAATGCTGGTTTATCAGGATTCAGGCGGTGCAAGGAATTTTAACAAAGGTGCAACTACATCACCTTTCTCAGCAAGTTATTTGGGGGCATAATATGATTCAATTTACTAAACCTGTAAATCTTAATGGTGCAGAACTGATTCAAGAATTAATTGATAATGGAATTGAAGTTATTGGCAAACCATTTTTGGATGGAAATGACATTCTTTGGTTAGACATAGCCGAAAAAGATGAAACTAAAGCAAAGACTGTTGTAGATGCACATGACGGCAGTTTGGATTCTCCAGAATTAACTATTGAAGAAAAATTGGCAAACGCTGGAGTAAGCATAGAAGAGCTTAAATCTGCTTTAGGTTTGTAATTAATTAATGAAGCCTAGATTATGCGCAGCTGGAGTGCAGTTAAGAGATCAAATTGATACCTGGTATCCAGATCGCAGGACTACCAGTGATGGGTGGATTGGTGATGCTCGTCATTCCGCCACCAGATCGGATCATAATCCAGACGAATCTGGGATCGTCCGAGCCATTGATGTGGATTCTCGCCTGGATTCATCCGAAGGGATCTCAATATATCTGGCTGACCAGATCAGAAAATGTGCGAAAACCGATAAGCGTATATCTTACGTAATCCATAATGGCATGATTGCTAGCAGGATACTTAATTTTAAGTGGCGTAAATACAAAGGTTTCAATAAGCACACAAAGCACATCCATATTAGTTTTACAAAGTTAGGCGACAAAGATGGCAGAGAGTTCGATATACCACTACTAGGGGGCAAAATATGAAGATAAGCAAGAAGCAAAAAGCCATACTAAAATCCTATGCACGTGGGGTATTAGTATCTTTCTTAACATTTTTAGCAAGTAATGAATTAGGTTTAGATCCAGCACTGTCTGTAGTAGTTGCAGCTTTGGCTGGTCCAGCGGCTAGGGCTTTAGACAAATCCGATACAGCTTATGGCGTCGGTGCAGATGAAGCATGAGTCCAGCAGAATGGGCTGGCTTTGGCGCTGGCGTTATGGCCGTGCTATCAGGCGGGCTAATCGGATTACGTTTCTTAGTTAAAGGCTGGTTAAACGAACTAAGACCTAATGGTGGATCTAGCATGAAAGATCAGTTGACTAGATTAGAACAGCGTGTCGATGATCTCTTTACTATCATAAGTAAGCGATAATTACAATATGGCTACTAAACGCAAACCTAAAAAGAAGATGGTGCGTAAGCGCAGGACTACTAAAGAGCCTGTATTAACTAAATTAGATTACTGGGCTATTGCAGCTAATGAGGTTTACAAAGCCTGCCGTAAGAATGGCATGGATGAATCTACAGCTCTAGCCTTTGCTATGGATCGGACAAGCTACCCAGACTGGATAGTTGATACTACAGATCCTATTAAAGATCCCCTAGATGATTACGAGGAAGACGATTAAGCGCATAGCGTTTGTATCAGATCTGCAAGTTCCTTTTTTTAATGAATCAAGTGTTAAATCAGTAGGCCGTTTTTTAGCCAAATGGCGGCCTCATAAAACTATCTGTATAGGTGATGAGATTGATCTACCACAGCTAGGCGGTTTTAATGCTGGCACTATTGATGAGATGGTGGGCAATATAAACGATGATAGAAAACAAACACAAGAAGTATTAAGTTACTTGGGCGTAACAGATGTACTGGGGAGTAATCATGGAATCAGACTTTACCGATCAATTAAAAAAAGACTC